ATTGAATTGTTGAGACTCGATAGATTTTTGGATTTTCATAGAATCGATGATTATCAATCTGAACAATGAATCGATAATGATTTGCCCACTCAGGAGTCACATAAATCGCATGATAATGAGTTGCTCCCTCTACGAGATCATTATACTTTCCAGTCATCGCAGCTCTTGCAGCTCGAACTGAATCGATCCAGTTTTCATCATATTTAACACGTTCTTTATACCCGTCACACCACCAAGAGAACTGACAACGATGTCGGATTGGAACATATTGTCGTTGGTCGGCTGACAGTGAAGGATCTGATCTTGTTTTCCAAGATTCACGAACAGGTCCTTGTTTTACAACTTCACAGATTGTTTTAGGAAAGGCTGGATTCTTGAGTCGATTGAGTGTAACTAATCCAACAGCGATCTTTCCACGGAGTGATTCGCCCTTGCTTTCAAAATAGATATTCTCGACGAGACAGAGAAACTCGGGTGTCTCTTCATCTGCTGAAGATGTTTGAATAACTAAGAATGGAATCAGAAGGATTGAAATAAAAAAGAGTATAAGAGGTATTCCCCTCCCTATCTCACTTGCCTTTGTTTTTAAACTTTTCATACTCTCTTCTCCTTTCGGGGTTAAGTTTATAATTAGTCTTTTATAACAAACGATCCATCAGTCGTTTCTGTTTACGCCAACGTTCGATTGCTTGTTGACGTGCAATCTTTCGTTTTTCAGATGGTTTTTGATAAGCAGTCCGATCACGTATTTCACGGATCAAACCCTCTCGATCAATTTTCTTCTTAAGCCGTCTTATCGCTTTTTCAATGTTATCGTTTTCAACAAGCACTTCTCGCCCTGTTTCTCGAGGACGTTCGTAGTGAGGTGTCGAATAATCTTGTTTTCGATGTGGTGAGTGAGGAGACTTACCTTTCCAAGGAGTGCTCCAAGAACTTCGAAAGTTTCGATTATATGGCTTCATAATTTTTTCATCAATATAGGTCACGCTCGATATATTCTGGAGAAGAATATAAAGAGCAAATCTTATACATTATTTAGGTATATTATACTTTAATTTGGCTTGCTTGTAAAGGGTTTTAAACCGCAGGTAGTATAGGAAAAATGGGGATATTTAAAGGATACATTTAACTTATCTTATAATGCACGGATGAAAATGCATTCATTTTCTTCGCAGCCATATACATTTGAACGAATTGAGACTTATCTGTTATCTTTTCTAAATGCCAAATATAATACAGTAGAACACCTGCTCTACGAATTTTATATGAATCCGCTTGTTTATCCTTTATTCCATTTACAGTTAAGAGTGAGTATTTCTCTGCTTTGATAAACTGTGCAAACTTCTTGTCTTTGTTTTGACCCACCAGTGTGTTATACACATTATCCATTGTTTTTAATTCTTTCTCACAATATTTAATCCAATCTTGTATCTCTGGAAATAATCTATTAATCAAGTCTGAGGAAATAGCACCATCAAATACTTTCGCATCTTGCGGTTGTCCTTCTGCGTATGTCTTCAGCTGACCAGAAGCAGCACGTGGTCTAAAACGGAAACGATAAAGAATATTATCACCATATGCTTTAAACTTCAACAAAACGTCAAAATAAGAACCATCAACATTATATGCAAACTTTGATGATATACCTCCGAAACTAATTTTTTTAGCTAGGTCACTCCCAACTTCGACTTTTATTACTGTCGCTTTATCACTATCAACTTTCTTTAACGAAATACCAATTAATTCTTTACTATCAAATACTTTCTCCACAAATCCATTTAAATCTTCAATGCCTGCTTTTCGTTGTTTTAATTTATTATGAAGTGCATCAACAGCAGTAGCAAGTTTTCCTTCCGATGCTTTTTTAACAGCCCAAATATCTGATGGATTCCAGTTATCTTTACTATCTGGTAAATACTTTTTGTTTGTTAACTGATTTAAAAACATTGCTTTTTTTGGATTAGAATCACGATAGAAGTTGTATTGTCCCAGTTGTGATTTATTCATAATTGTCAAAACACCTGCGTATGTTTTCTCGAAAGAATCATGCCAATCTTTACCAAACTCGAATTTTGCTGCCTTATTGATTGCTTCTTTTTTAGGCATACCAGAAGAACCAACTTCTAGAATGTATCTTACTGCATCTTCTTGTTGTGCAGTAGATGGTTTTTTGTTACCAATCATATTTCCATCATTATCAATGATGTTTGTCAATCTACCACCAGATTTATACAGTCTAAATTTTTGATTACCAAGAACAAACAACCCTTGATTGTTTGCTTTTTCTAGTGTTGCTTTGATTAATTTGTTTGAAGATAAGATTTTAAAAATTGCCTGAAAAATCTTAATGTCTCCAGATACAAGTTTTAATCTAGGAATGCCTGTGATCTTACCATCTTCTGTCTCAAGATACAGAAGAAGTTTGTAATCTTTTAGTTTTGTAAAAAGTGTTTTTAATGCATTGTTTGAACCAGCAAGTACCTTAAAACCACTTTCACCTTGGAAGTATTTTTTCGCCATTAGTTTGTATACATTTATTTAAAAATATTTATAAACCAATTGTACTATATAAAAGACTTAAAGTAAAGGACTAAATGGGGATATAAAATAGGGTTAAAACGTCTAAATTAGACTTTTAAGTCGGGTATTTAAAGGATTGCTTATAGCTTTGGTTTACGAGTATGCACAATCCTTATATGTCCATTACATGATTTAATTAATCGACCTAAAGCTTTCAATTCATATAGATGTCTTTCAGCTGAGTCCCAATCTCTAAAAACTTTGGATACTTGGTTTTCGTTATCTATAAACTCGATTATAATACTCTTTTCCATTTAGATTATTTTACTTATAACCTCAACTATTCCAATGATATGACGTATTTTTAATTCTTCGTCTAGTCTTGTTTCATTCCAATCAATAAATCGATCCTTCGATATACCCTTTAAAATTGCGATAGTCATTCGGACTCTTGCTTCATCTCTATCTTTACCTAAAATATAATCAGAACCTGAAATTATATAATCATTTAAACACTCTACAATCGCACCCATTGTTTGATCACGACTAAACACAAAGTTATGGTCAAACATTGTTTGAGATATATCATGTGCTAAATCTTTTGCATTGTTTGTCGTTGCAACTGTAAGAGCAACGATGTTTAATAATTGTTGATCTTCAAATGTTTTAAAACGTTGTAGTTCATCTTTAAAGTATCCAGCAAATGCTGGTACTCCCTCAGCATAGTTTATATACCAATCAGGTATTTTTTCTGTTGATTGAAAGTACTCTGTTGATTTAGTTGTATCCGAGAACATCCTTCGTGCCTCCTTTAACTGTAAACTCTTGACTTTTTTTTTTAGGTAAACGAAAATCTTTAAGTATTATTTCAGTTTTATCACCTGTTGAATCTGAAATAATGATTTCAGTTCCTCTTTCAGTTTCATGAATATGATAATCCGTCACTTCTGGTATTACAGTTATCCTACTCATTTTTTTTGTGTTTCCCATAACATATCCTTATTTTTTAATTGTAAATTAGTAAAACAAACTTCTAATGACTTTTCTAGTTCTATAAAGTAATTATCATCAGCAATAAGTGGTATAATTGTTTTAACTGTATTTTCATTTGTTGTTGCTGACATACCTGCTTTATCAAGTTCGGCTAATGAAATTGGTGTAGGTTCTGGTGCTGGTACAAAAGATTTCCATACTCCGTTTCCAATTACATTCCTTACAAGTCCTTTATTCTTTAAACGATTACCTATGTCATTTAAATTCTTTTCGATTATACTTGAATAACTCATTCGTTCTTTTATTAATTCAATACAACGATTAGCTACTCGTACACCATACATATTTGGTTGCCAAGTATGCCCCCAATTAAATACATTCTTTACTTCTTTTAATATCTTATCATTAACTAAACAAGCTGATAATGGTATTAAACCATTTGTAAGTGCTTTACCGATCGTAATCATATCAGGCTTTATATTATAGGAAGTATGCGTAAATAACGTTCCTATCTTACCACCATAACCTGCTATATCATCTACGATTAAATTTGCACCGTACAACGTAGCAGTTGCTCGGAGTAATTGATAAAAGTTATGACTCCATGGTGCGATTGTTTTGTTCCATGGATAACTCTCAATTAATATAGCACCAATGTCTTGTCTTGTTTTAAATGTTTCAATTATTTTTTCGAGTACAGATGTTTCATTTAAAACACTATCCTCCATTGTATACCAAGTATTTCCACGTATCGGGACAAAACGACTTTGTCTCTTCTCTACAATATCATTATTCGCACTTCGACAAACAACTGTTGTACCATGATAACAAGGTGGTACTGAAATTATATATCTTTTATTTGGATCACCTTTGTTAGTCCAGTATAAATCATTTATATAAAAAGCACATTCATTCGCATCAGAACCAGATACAGCATAGGCAATACCAGCCATATCAGCTTCTTTTGTAAGTGTTTCACTTAAACGATAAACAGGCTCAGCGGATTCTCCACTGTTTCCACGAAGAAAGTCTATTTCATTTGTGGGTAATAAATCTTTTAATTCTTTATGATTATATCCAAGTGTAAAGGCACAATTACCCGATTGTATTTCAAGATTTATATGAGTATCATAAGTTACCCAATAACCATCTGTTCGAATAACTTTTTTAAGTTTTTCTGCTGGACTTATTTCTTTTAGTTCGTACATTTTTCATATCACTTCCTGATAAAAATGGACTACTAAATTTAATCTTTTTGTCCAAAAACCAAGATAATATTTTAGCTTCTTTTTTAGATTTTAAGTTCATCTACATCCTTTATCCATTGATTAAATTCTTTTTCGATTGTAACGTTTGAAAACCCTTTATATCGTATTATATAAAGTTGTTCGCCCCAAACGTTTTTACCAAACTTTGTAAATTCTTCTGCTTTAAAATCTTTATTATTTTGCCAGCTCATTTTCTCTTCTATATTGTTCTCTATAAAATCTAAACATCTCTAGATGATTAATTGGATTTTCAACAAATATTTGTGTTTCACCACCATTAACAAGAATTAATAATACTGTTTGTTGTATTGATTTATTTGTTAATTCTTTAAACATATGCGCATATGCTGATGCTTGCATAAAATAGTTTTGTATCCATTTCTTTTCTTTTGATTTATTTGCTGTTTTAAAATCAATTAAAGAAACTTTATTTTTAAATGTAGCTATACAATCAACTGTACCAGCACATTGAAGTTCATGAGAAAACATAGCCGTTTCAAGTGCCATTATATTATCTATTTCATTTAACACTGGTATAAAAAGAGTAAAGTCTTGAGATAATGTTAATTCATTTATATCTTCTGAGTCGTATTCAAACCCATCATTGAGTAAATATCGTTCAGTCCATTTATGGATTTTAGTGCCACGTCCTGAAGCTTTTTTTGATATTTTATTTGCTTCAGCATTTCCGACTCTGTTTCTCCATTCAATTACATTAGCTCTATTTTGTAATGATGTAATGGTTGTAACTGAAGGATATACTTGCCCTGTTGGTGTTTTATAAACTCTGCTTCCGTTTGAATCTATTTTTTCTAGTTTAGGGAACACAATCGAAAGATGAGTAAATCTTTTGCTAGGATGAATAAATTTCAAGGATCCTTGTGTATTCAGCTGTTCGTTCAGCAAGTCCATGTGTTCCTCCATTTATTTTTTTAGTCATCATAAGTAAATCTCCTACATCGGCTGTTTCATTTAAATTATTTTTATACCAAAACCAAACAGCAGATTTGACTGCACCTGCGTATGACATTAGAAAAGGAGCTACTAACTCTAGTTCTAAATTTTCACTTTTAGCAAATGCTGTATAGTTATTCTTTCCAGTTAATTGAATTAATCCTCGACCACAATATTTCCAACCATCACCAGATGCTTCATCACCATTTCCCATGCGATTCGCATAAATTCGATTAGCAATAGCTTCTGGTCTGCGAGCATATTGAGTTACATTACTCTCATTAAAATATTTTGGAAATGTTCTTAACAAACCTTTGTCTGAATAGTTTAGATTTTCCATTAAAAATTTATATCTACCTGATTCGTAAGATGTTTGTGCTAAAAAACCAGAAATGCGATTAGGATTTTCAATCATATCTTCAGGAATAAATGTTGATAATGAAAGATGCCATCCTTGTAATGTTGCTATATCTGTAATATATAATGCTTTTGATAATCTTTCTTCTGTAAATATACTCATCTTTTTTCCCTAAAAAACCATTCTGTTAATTTGATTCCCAAATAAATTGCTACGATCACAAGTATTATTATCATAATTGTGATTTCAGAAACATACATAAATTTTTCTAAAGTTATCATGCGACCACTCCAAAATGTATCCACAGCATTAATATAATAAAGAATAAGTAAAGCATCCAAGGTGATTTCTCAATATCCATCACCCAAACTAAACCCATACTTGAAACTAATAAGCAAATACCTATAAGAGGATCTATATGTTTAAAAAATGAAAAAAAATCAGTTATCATACAATTATGTTATTAATCTTATTAAACCTATTGTGTCTATGGCTGAAAGCAACAAATAGTTAGCTAACATACCAAAACTACGACGTGTCCAAGCAGCCCAAGCGTACATACTACATCCCATAATCCAAGCTGGATATATTATTAGTAAAGGTGGTTGTGGTACGGTTAAAGCCATGGTTGCCGAACAACCAATACTTATCATCCAAGCAATCACCTCTACTGTAAATCTAAACGAATTACTATGCCAGTCTGACTTTACCCACTGCCAAGTTGGCTCAAAAAGATTATTCCACATATTCTTATACTTGTTCTGTTGTTTTATTTAAAACACTCCCAGCAGTATTCTTATGAATCTTTTTAAGTACTTGATTAAATTCTTTTTTACGATTGACTATCTTACCTGAAGTTCCTGATAAATTCCAAGAAGAAGCAAATCCTGGCATCCCTGTAAATATTTGTTGAACATCTGGATTTTCTTTTAAATAAGGTTCAAGTTCATCCATTTTCATTGTTAGTATAAACTCTTTTTTTGTTTTTTTATTTTCAAAAGTATAATTAGGCATATAATTTTTTAGTTGATAATCCTTCTGAGTACCATAAAGGTATAGGACGATTAGTCCATTTAGCAAAATAACTCTTAGCTACAATATAATAATTATAGTAAGAGTGAAGACTATTATTTGGTACAATACAATCTGAAAAATGTTTCATCGCAGGTGGTGGTTCATTAAATGGAAGATTAGGTATTTTGATTGGATTTATTTTTAATACATCTTTTAATTTAGCATAAGTACTGTGTATGCCTTTATAACGATGAGTATATTCATCTGATAAATGTTTCCATAACTCTTTTAAATATTCATAATGTGTCACACTTTCACGTACCCATATAGCTGATGGGTGGTTCTTCATAGTAGATTTATATAATGTAGTTTCCATTAATGGAGTAGGATGAATCCAAGTTATAATTTTACGATTTGATTTTGAAAAGGTGTTTAGTGAAGTACCATCGAGGACGCGATGCGCAGTTGACAATAACTGCGCATACTCTATAATCATTTTTACTACATGTTTATCGCAGTGCATTGTCGCACAGATTTTAGGATCTTTATCTAAGTAAAATATATTCATTATGTAAATTATGTAAAATAATAATTATTTTTTTCGATTTTTTTCAATTTTAATCATATAGTATATAAACACACCTAATATAGTAACTGATAAAATAAGTACTATTACCTCATAAACAAAAAGAGTCATTGCAACCTCCTTTGTTAAAATAAAGCAAACTTATTTAGTCAATATACCTCCCTAATGTAAACTTTTTTTTGGTACTATATCAGCAACTCCGAATGGTTTAGCTTCTTTACCAACCTCTACCACTGAATTTAAAAATTTTAAATACTCCTCTGATGTTAAAGATGTTCTATAAAAACGCATAGCAATCGCAAGCATCGAACTTGATACTATTTGATTAATGTTTTGATTTTTATAATGTTTAACATGAAGATCCATAGCACAAGTAAATATTTCATTATATATTTCTTCTTGAAGTTTATCTTCGTCAAGTATATTGTTCATATTATTGTATTGTGTTAAATTCTTTTTTATCTATTTCCATTACAGCTGTCACACGCCAATGCATTGGATTATTTGATTTATTTGTTAAACTATGTTGAATATCATGACCATTAAACGCTACGAACTCACCTGTTTTCCAAATTTTTTCTACACCATCAAATATTAGTCCTTGATTTTCAGGTTCTGGTATATCAATACCAAAGCTTACAGTATACCCCTCTAACGTAGGATCTCCCATACTCTGACGGATCCAGTCCCAAACATAACCATCATGATGAACTGGTAACATTTTCCCAGGACGTATCATATTAATACATAAATCTATAGCACCAGGAATATGATAAAATTGTGTAGTAGCACGTTTCCAATAATATCTATCTTCTAGTTGTTCATTTATTTTGCGAGCATCAATTAATGGTAATGCTTTAAATCCACCTTTATTTTCAATAGGCATAGAATAACGATCATCAGCATTTACTGTATTTGTTTCAAAGGATCGTTGCCTTCTCCATTCAGCATAATCGCTCATCAAAGCCATCATCATAATGCTTAATTCATGATAGTGTTTATAATTTGTAGGATTACCAAGCCACATATATTCAATATTATACTATAATTTAAGTTGTTTGTAAAGTCATAACCAACTATCTACATTTGTATCAATTACGCAAGAAACACGCCAATTTCCTGTCTTATTCCATACTCTATGCATATAATCACGCCCATTAAATGCTACGATTTCATTATTTTTATAAGTTCTTGGATAATTGTCATTTTCAAACTCCATACCACAAATATTTGGGTCATTTGAAGGCATATCAATACCTATCGCAAGTGTATATCCTTCTACTCGACGACCTAATGCTTCTTCAATCCTTTGCCAACTACCAAAATCGTGATGTAATGGTAAACCACCGAATGGTTTTATAAAGTTTACGATCGATTGAAATACTCCTGGAATTTCTTTAAGACTTGCTGTTGAATGCTGCCATGGATTTTTTAAAGGTGGAACTGCTTTGCCTCCTTGAATAAGTGGTATTGCCCACCAATCATCAGCATGATCATCTTCTCGATTTGGATATTCAAATCGAAATACATTTATACCTGTTTCTATTATATTAAATTTACGAATAAATCTATTGTAATCTAATTCCAATGCAGGAATTAAACTTTTATTAAGATATTCATAATGTTTATATTTTTTTGCGTCTATCCACATATTAGTAATTATAGTTATTCCATCTATGATTTAAGTATTTATTTTCTTCTATTGAAAGGTTATACTCAGATGCTAAAAAGTCGACAACTGCAGTTACACGCCACATACTACTATTATTCACTACGTTGTGATCATGTGTTTTGCCTTCAAATGTTATCCATTGTCCTGTGTTTAATGGGTGTTTAGAATTTGTTTTACCAAATTCAAAATAAGAATTATTTCCATTAGCTTGTAAACCAAATACATTTGTAAATCCGTTTAATTTAATTCCTAAATCTTTTTCTTGTCTTTTCCAACCACCACTATCATCGTGCATAGGAAGTTTAGCTTTTGGTCTTACAAAATTTACAATATATTGTACTAGTCCTGGAATTTTAGCAGCAAAGTCAGCAGAGTTTTTCCAATCTTCATAATACTTACATTTAATATTACCTTTATTTGTAAGTATAGGATCACAAAACCAATATTCTTTTGACTTACCCTCTTCTTTATCTTTTATATTCTCAGGTCTATGATAATCATCCATATCACCTGTAATGTTTGAATATTCAGGATACACTTCTGGATTTTCAAATTTTTGTACTTGAACTCTATCTTCAAATTTATATTTTAATAACCAATTATTAAAATCTTCTTTAATTAATTCTTGTAATTCAATTAATTGTTTATACCATTTAAATGTTCGTGTTTCAATTATCATAAATTAAATGCGTTTTTATCTATATCAAATACAGCAGTTATACGATACTCTTTTGTATTATTCCACATGTCATGAACCCCTCTTCTTCCATCAAAACAAACTAATTCTCCAACTAATGGGTATCTACGTTCAACATAATCATCTGGTTGCCAATTCATATACGAGTCACCTATACCTACACGCATACCCACCGTTTTAGTTTTAGGATCCGTCATACCCGAATGTATTGTTGATATAATTAAATAGCCATCTATGTCTGGCTTATTATAATAAGTAGCCATTTTATTCCAACTACCCACATCTGTATGTGGTGTTATTTTTCCAAATGGAGTTAAGAAATTTATATTCATTTGTAGCAATCCTTGTAATTCACTTAATACTTTTTGTGTTTTTACACTTAAAAATTCCATATTCCATTTACCCTCAACGTATCCTGGAACAAATCTCCAATTATCTACATGTTTATATGTGTTTGGATTAAATGCTGGATTTGGAGTATCTTCTGTTTCATCTACTTCTTCTTCAGGATCAGTAAAAGTTATTCCCTTTGGAGTTAGCCAAGCATAAGAAATATTCCAGTTATGTTTTCTTACTGAATCTTTTGAGTCATTACTGGAAAATACAAGTTTTGCTTCTTCAATTTTGTGAGTTTTTAACCAATTTTTTAAATCATCAATAATTAAAGGTTGACAATCATTTAATTTTTGATAATCTTTATATTTTTTTACATCCATCCACATTTTATTTTTCTAATAAATTATTATATATTTGAGAAGCTTGTTTAATCGATATTCCTCTGGTATAATGTATCCATTTTTCATGAACATTATTTTTAATTTCATATTCTTCATCTTCAAATAAACAACTTATTATATAAATCTTTTTATAAGAATTAGAATTATTTATTCTATGAGGTAATGATACATTAATAAACATTAAATTTTGTAATTTTGATTCAAAAATTAATTCACAATCACTTTCTTTAAAAAGAGCAGCACAAAATGCGTAATTACGCTTTGTCAGAGGGTGACCATCGCTGTTAAATGAACTTTCTGAAGCTAAAGGTTTTAATTTAAACCACTCCATTTTACTATTTAAATCGCCACCATATATAAAAAATAATTTAGCAGTTCCTTCCATTGATATATTTGGTGAATAATGTCTTAATATATGAGGATCAAGACTTGGATATCCACAATGAGTTGAATTTATATCAGTCCATTTAGTCTCATGTGGTATAACATATAATTCGATTAGTTTTACTTTCCAATTATCAGTTTCTAATTTTTTTAAATTATCTGAAGATATTTTAGTTGTTTTATGATCGTAAACCTTTTCTAAAACATGCCTACCAGCAGGGTACGTGTATATAGAATTTAAATTTATAATTGGATCAAATATTTTTTCTAATTTTAAACTAAAAGGATAGTCTTTCATATAATTTCTTTAAAAGATTCACAAACTTGTTTACCAGTTTTAATATAATTAGAATTAAATTTTTCTTTATCAATATCAAACACAGCTGAAATTCTCCATTCGTTTGTATTGTTAGTTATTGCATGATTATAATTTAATCCATCAAAACAAACAAATTCATTCTCAATTGGATAAGCCCATGTGTCATCACCAGTTTTAATATTTCTTATGCGTGTTCCAACTGTTTCTTCTTTAGAATTTTTCATACCTGATTTCAAAGTAGCAATTAATGAATATCCTTCACATTTACAACCCCAGTCTTGAGTCATCTTAGCCCAATTATCAACATCAGTATGTAATGTTATTTTACCATATGGAGCAATAAAATTAATAATTAATTGCCTTAATCCTTTTAATTTTTTACCATGCTCTGAAAATCTAGGAAAATCTTTCTCATTCCACACCTTTTCAAAGAATACAGGTATAGATTTCCAATCATTACGATGCTCATATTCTTCATGAGTTGTCCAAGTTTCTACGAAATTAATAGTAGTAGATAAAAATTTATTTACAGGTTCATCATCAGCATATACACTTATTGAATCTTTTTCTGGTGTATGCGTTTTAAGCCATTCATTCATATCCTCAACTAATGATGGATAATGATCTAATAAAAAAGCATAATCAATATAAGAATTAGGTGCTATGAACATAAAAATCTCTATATGATTTAAAGTAAATATCTATTTTTGCTATATTACTATTTAAAAAAATTGTTGTTGAATCTTCATCTAAATAGTCTGCGTATATTTTACGCCCTGAATTGGTTAACCAAAGTATTCTATCTTTTAAAAATTCTATTTTCTCAGTTAAATTATGATTTAAATAATATTCTACTTCTTCTTTGCTAAAATAATTTTTAAGTTTAAGTGTTACACCTTCCTCTATGGTAATTATGTCTTTTGGTTTTTTTATTTCTATTTTTTCTTCATCAACATCTTCAACTACTTCATTAAAAAATTTTCTATCAATATCTATAACTGCTGTAATTCTCCATTCATCTGTATTATTCCACATTTGATGTTCGTTCCATCTTCCATCAAAGCAAACTAATTCTCCTGCTAATGGATACTTATAAACTCCATTAACTTTCATTCCAACAGACTTAGTTTCTCTATTTTTCATACCTGTAAAAAGTGTAGCAATAATACTTGCACCCTCTAATGTATAAAGTGGTAATTCCCAGTCTTCTTCTATTTTTTCCCAAGTAGAAGTATCTAGATGTGGTGTAATAATTCCATGTGGTTTAATAAAATTAATAAAAATTTGTTTAACTCCTACACACTCAGACATTAATTGCCAAGATCTTTTAAATACTTCTTTATTCCATTTACGTTCATAAAGAAAATCTATTGATCTCCAGTCATTATAATGTTTTCTTTCAGCTTCATCTGTAAGAAGTTCTTTATAAGCTATCGAACGATTCTTATGTGCTTTTATCTCTTGTTTCTGTGATAATATTTTTTCTTCTACTTCTTCTGGTGGAGCATAAGCACATTCAGTGCTTGTCTCAATAGGATTTGTTTTCATCCACTCATTTAAATCTTCTTGCATTAAAGGAACGATTACATTCTTTAATTTTTCATAATCCACGTAATGTGTAGGATTTATCCAGTTATAAACTTTTCTCATATAATGCTTCTTTTTTCTCCATCTCGTTTAATATCAAGTGATAAACAATGAACTCCGCCATCCCAAAATCCACCTTGTCTTAAATTAACAGGATGTAATGTTATACCAAATTCTTTAAAATAATTTGAAAGTGCTGGTTGTTCGTTAGTAACAATTATATTTTTATTATCAACTACAACTACATTACTATCAAATGCTACTTCTTGAGCAAAACCTCTCCATTCATCTATCCACTCATTAATCCATTCAATACTATACTTACCATCTGTTTGAGCAAGACGATGTTCATATATTTTCATATCTACATCTTTAATTAAATGACCAAATTCATGTACTTTAAACTTATTATTATTTAGGAATACCTCAGGTACATAGTTTCGATTAGTACAGAATACAGTTGTGTCATCTGTTTGAAAAAAAAACTGATCTATATGCCCCCATCCTCGATGTGGTTTATTTCCATTATCTATAAATCTAGTATTTGGTATGTTTCGTTTCATCCATTCATATCCTAACTTAGTTCCAGGACCAGAAGAATTTACAATTATTGCATCACCACATTTATACATCGTAGCACAATGCCATAATATTTTATTAACTAAATCTACTCCATAACGATCACCACCATGAGTGTACCATTGAGTATCAGGGCGAAAATCTTTTAGCTGTGGAACTGGTGTCGATATCCAATTATATCCTTCTTTATACTTATCCATAAATATATCATAAAAGGATAATGACTCTAACCACCTATCAGCCATACTTGTATAAGAAGAATAGATTGTATTTCCATATACTAGATAACTATCTCTCGGAACTAATGGTGCGATTGGATTTTTAATTTTAAATCCAGGAAGCTTTAATGGTTCTCTAAAATCCATTACCTTTGGTCTGTATACTTTTACCCCTAAAGAAGTACATATATTCGAAAATCTTTCTAAGTCTTCTTCTGTTTCTTTTATAATTGGAATAAGGACTTCTAATATATCTGGTTTTAAAAAATTTGAAAAGTATTCAGGCTTTGGTATAACACCAATAATAATTTCTTTTAATGAATCGTAGTCAGTCCAAACACTCATAATTATTCATCTTTGTTAAAACTATTATTCCAAGTCTCTTTTAAGTATTCAGGATCCCAAAAACTATAATAGTTTGTTTTTAATAAACTCTTACGTGCTTCATTTAATTCTGGTAAACTTTGAACTAACATGAAATTAAAATAACCATTATTCGTTTTAATTCCATTAATATAAGTGTCTCTATCTTTATGGTCACTCATAAATATATAATTTTCATATCTGTTTGTAAAATATTCACACCAATAATCTAATTCTACAGGTGTAAGATTAGGATTGGTTATATTATAAATTTTAATTTTTCTAATTTGTGAAAGTAAAGGAGGGCGGAAAGATATATCTATATGCAAGTCCTCTGGTTTTTTTACATTAATTCCTTTACTAAAGGGACATATGGAATGACCATCAAGTGCTTGGCGAGGTATTTTAAGTCTCGCCAACCACTCTTTTACTGCTTCTTTTGGTGTGATGTTACGCTTGTCTAACAAGATACTGATCCTTCATTGAAATAGGATCAAAGTATACTTTTATCATAGTTTTCACCATTTCAATATCAAAAGTTTTGCACGAAAACAAATCGAAATAACAATCACCACTATTGTCTAAAAAGTGTATTGTTAATGAACTTGTAGTCAATGCTTGTATTACTGTCCAACCAGCTATCTCTGGTTTTTCAGAAAAGTGAGTAATCCATGGATCACCCCATGCGTTCATATCAATTTGAACTAAAAGGTCATTTAAAAATGTTTTTAAAATTTCTGGTTTATTAAAATTTTTAGTACAACCTTTTGCATCAATAATTAGGTGATAACCCCACGATTTTTGACGTTGGGGTATCTCCTTTGTATTTGTTATTTCCGTTTTACTAATTGTCCGTGCCATTTTTACTATTTGTCTCCTTTTTTAAATAAGGATTTCAAATTAGTGTAAGCACCAATTATAATTTCTTTAGATTTGTTTATAATATTATCAGCAAACGCTGGTTTATAAAGCCAACCGATTAATACACCGATTGCTAAAAGTATTATTGTTTTCATTTATTTACCTCTATTACTTGCGACATACATTTTCCCCCAAATCCGAATGAGTTATTTAATGTTCGCAATACTTTTTTGTTAGTTTTTAAATTCTCACGTACTAAAAGATTTTTAGTATCGCAAGAAGCACTCTTTAAATTATGTATATGAGGAATTATTCCTTTTTCCATTGAAATAATTGAATATATACATTCTAACACTCCAGCAGCTGCTAGGGTATGACCTATTTTAGACTTCGGAGCCCAAATAGGTTTTTCTCCCAAGAAACTTGCTACAGTTTCGTACTCTATCGGATCACCTATTGGTGTAGAAGTTGCATGCGCACATACAAAATCTATTTCTCCGATATCTTTTATTGCTTTAGACATACTAATACGAGCACCACGACCATCATTAGCAGGGCTTGTCATATCTAAAGCATCACTAGCCATACCGCAAGGATATAACTTAGCGAATACCTTACTTCCGTACTTTTTAACCATAGCTTCTGATTGCAATATTAGTACACCACAACCATCGCCCATTAAAAAACCAGTACGGCTATCATCAAAAGGCATACTGTAATTTCCTACAGCACCTAATGTATTGAAATACTTAATAGCCATTGGAAAACAACCTGCATCAGCTCCACCAACAACTACGTATTCATATTCATCAACTAATCGCATTCCATAATCGATTGTCACAAGACCAGTAGAACAACTTGCGAATGTTGCTGCACTTAATCCCATAAATTTATAATAAGATGTTATATGCGAACATCCCATATCTGGAATACGATTTGCTGACTTTCTAGGATTTACTCTTTTATGATTTTTTGTGGGTAAATACAACTCATCTAGAAATTCAGTATCGTTTGAAACTGTTGAAAGAAGAGTTGCTACATCATAGTGATGTGTTAACTTTGACATTTTTAATGCTGCATCAACTGCGTGAAGCATCATTTTTTGTGCATTGGTCAATGACCTAAGCATTTTAATATCAAATTCTTTTGGTATAATGCAATCGTTTGGATTGAATATAGCACCACGATACACTTTAGCATTTTCTGCTTTCAATTCAGTTAATTCAGAAGAATAATCATGATTATCTAACATCCTATCGAAACAATCTTTTGAATTATTTCCAAGACTATCAATCATTCCATATCCAACTACATATACTGGTTTCATAATCTAATCTTAATTATATTTATAATATAAACTTATTTATAATATAAACTTACTCATACGTTCAACTGCAACATTCCACTGAAGAGGTTTTGGATAAGTGTTTCCATCTGCTATAACTGTTTCATTTGACTTTAAATCATGAAACCAAGCACAAACTACATGTCTATAACTACTTCCGTTTTCTATATTATGCGGTCGCCCAGTATTCGCAAGTATAGGATTTTGTTTAATAGTTGTGCTTGTAATAAGTTTATCAATATTAAAGTCTGGAAATCGCATTGTCGGACCAGAATCGTTATTTGTTTCAGTTTCGAAATAAGTTACATCTTTAACATCATACCAATGCATAAAATGATCATCTGTAGGACAATAACACCAAATAATTTTAACTAAATCATCTATCCAATCATCATTATCCGTATGAATATACATTCTATAATTTGGTTTAGATGAAAATCTTTCAATACGGAGTACACCAAGATCTATAGACTTAGCCCAATTAATAAAATCAGGATTAATTAATTCTCTTTGTGCGTAATGATCCTCATACTTTGCGTTATCGTGTTGTTCCGACTCTTTCGGAAATACGTAATCCTTAGTAATCGGTGATATTGGTAAATTTAACTCACGCCA